TAACATAGCATTCAGACCACGAAGATGTGAAAAGTTCAGATTGAGATTCGAAGGTGAAGGAGATTGTAAGATATTGAGCATTCAAAGAACGGTTAATGAAGGGAGTGAAGGTAATGGCCACATTTAAACTGGATGGTCCACCTGAAAGAACAGGTGACGCAGAGCAGGACTTGGACCAGATATATTCATACGTTGACAACTTGTATGCGCAGGTGCGTTACGTGCTTGGAAGCATAGATGAGGAGAACATGACGGATTCAATGATACAGAGGATTGGAGGTAATTAGATGGCAAAGTCAATATTTAAAAAGAAAAACATAACAGGGGCAACGGTGAGTAACGGAACAACATCACAATCAGACTTTAGTAACACAAGTCAAAGTAGTTTCTCAAAAAACACACAAAACAGTAACGGAAGAAGCTGGACCACAAGCAAGGTTTCTGGAAAAACAAAGAAGCAGCTTAAAAATGCAGAAAAGAAGTTTTCAAGCCCATATGCAAATCAGCTTAACAGTGCCGTTAGCGACATAGCAAACCGAAAGGCATTTAGCTATGACTTAAACGAGGATTCACTGTATAAGCAGTATGCCGAGAATTATAAGAACCTTGGTAATCAGGCAATGCAGGACACAATGGCAAATGCTTCAACTTTATCAGGTGGATATGGTAACAGCTATGCCACAACGGCAGGACAGCAGGCATATAACTCATATCTGCAGCAGTTGAACGACATTGTTCCAACGTTATATCAGCAGGCAAGAAGCAATTATGACACAGAAACAAGCAATCAGTATAACAAAGCAAGCTTACTACAGGGGCTTGATAGTGAAGCATACCAGAGATATTCCAACAATAGAAGCTACTATGCAGATAAGTATAACAATGAGTGGAATAGAAATGCAGTAACACATTCAAAGCAGACGGACACATCAACACAGATACAGAATAGTAGTAGCAGTACAAGTAGTCACAGCACAAACACAAGTAACAACGTAAGTACTTCATACCAGAAGCAGACTACACCAGCTCCAACATATGCTGAAATCAAGGATGCGGCAACTTCTTCAAAGAACATTAAAAGC